GGCACCCTGTGTTGTGAATCCAAAAGGACTGCTCCTATGGCGTGATTTCGTGCTGTTATGCGCTGGGTGGTTTGTCGATTGATTTCTTGTGCTCCACGTCTGCTGTTGCAGGGTTTGCAGGATGGTACTAGGCCGTCTAGGTGTGTGCCTCCATGCATGACTGGTACTAGGTGGTCTGCCTCTGTTGCTGGCTTGAGGCCGCACCAGTGGCACATGGGTGCATCTCTGAGTAGGTCTAGTCTGGCGTTCTTAAACGCTTTAGTGTTTCTGTCATCCATAGGTCTAGAGCATAGGGCATAGGTCAAGAGCGCTAGCGCCTACAGCGGAAATGCACCGCTGCAGTTGCTCTCATTTGTCATGTGATGGGTTTGTGGTATGTGCCCCCACTGTTCGTGCCTCTATGCACTGGTCAGCCTGTCTAATTTAGGTGGAGAACCATTTACCATTTGTGCCGTTTGGAAACGCTGCTCAGTCACATCACATGACCGCCTACCCAGGTTGCCCTGTGTCATCCCTAGCCCATTGCATCTGGGTGGGTCTATAAGCCTCTCATGTAACGGCCTGCTGATATCTGTTTTATGTCTAATTATGTTAAATGGGTGAGCGAGAGATCAAACTGTCAATAAATGCCATTTGTTTACTGATAGGTGCAGTGAGCCTAGTTACCAGTTCGGCAAACCTAGCAGGCTTGACTAGCCAGTAATCACACCCACTGTTCTCTAGGGAATGTTTCCATGCCAGTTGGTAGCCGCTGAGGGTACCTTTCTCGCTTTTACATTCTATAAACAGGGTTTCATGGCGTGCAGGGTGAGTGAGCACTAAATCTGGGAAACCTCTATTACCCTGCTGGTTTGTCGCCCATACACCTGGGCGTACTTGTGCCTCTACCGGATGAAACGCCAGCCAGCCAGCCAGCTGGGCTACCTCAATAATATTGGCTAACAGATGTTTTTCTAGCATGGCTGTGCCTCCAAATATGTAATTAGGCTCTGGGGTGATCTCATCTCAGCCAAATAGACAGCGTACATATCATAGGTGGCGGCCATCTTGCCAGGTGTTTGTTCACCAGTTTTTATGACAGGTAGATCATCACTAAAATCTGTGGGGAGCATCCAGCCAGCCATCTCTACAGCGTTAAAACTATAGTTTTCTCTAGGTGCAATAGTTCTGACTGCACAGAATACTTTTATAGCGTTTTTTTGTGTCTCAAATGAGCGTGTAGCCAAACCCCAGTAGGTGTCATTCTGTAGTGGTCGATCAGGCCATGTTCTGTGCTTAACATCTAGATCAATATCGCCCACATTCATATCACGGCTAAAATCGTTATTACGCCACTGGGCCTGGATGCCGTTACTCCTCAGCCACTGGCACACCAACAGCTCTGCCTCTAACGCCAGTTTGTACGCTGCAGGATTATTGATAGTGGCTAAATCTGTTTCGCTGTAAACGTACTCCAATAGATCAAGGTCATCTTTATCACAGCTGTAGATATAGGACTCATCCCATATCTGTTTAGGCCACATCAGAATGGTTCCTCAGCTGTTGCCTCTTTTTGTTTTTTGAGATTCTCTATAAGTGTTGAGGCCTCACCAGCAGATGTAGGAATATCGCCAGTGTGGCCCAGCGCTTTAATGAAACGCCTCTGAGCATCGGTAACTAGCCCAGGTGGGGAATGCTTTAGCACCTTGCCACTGTGGGTAACCTGTGTGCCTCTTGACAGTGGAGCCTTAGACAGTGTGCCCCCAGCGTTTTGGATGTCATCAGATGTAGCGATACTCCTATCAATACCAAAACCCATGTAGCCCAAACCACGCCCCACAGCGCTAGTGAATCCATTTTCTCTTTCACTAAATTTAGTAAATGGCGTACGCCCTGGGATAATTTCTGCAGCGCTACTAATTATTGGGCGCTCATCAGTGGCATCACGCCAAATGGTTACCGTACAGATAAGCGTTTCGCCATTCACAGTAGTGATCAGTTCACTGGGGTGCTCCTGTATTCTTAAATCAGGGTATTTGGCTAGCGCCATGATTAGGCGCTCATTAACTGTGGTGTAGTTCATATCCATGTGGGTGCCTCCACAGCGTAAATGCTGGTTTTCATTACTGGGTGATTAGCTACACATCTTTTACACATCACCACCCACTTTTTAGGGTTGTAATAGGCGATTTGGTCACCAGTGACACGCTCAGTGCACACCTGGCACGTGGCCTCAGTAGGCACGCTCATTTTCCATGCCCATTAAGCGCTGCAGTGATAATGATATCGACTGTTTCAGATGAGAGGGTGAGCACCCAGTCTGGGATGTGGCTACTCATCTCAAAAACAGCGGCCTGTAACGCTTTAACCTCTGCACGCTGAATTTTTTGTGTATTGCGAATAAAATCTATTTCACGCTCAAACTCCTGGATGGTTTGTATGAACGCCTGTAAATCTGTGGTGTCGGCCATGATTTAGCTCCTCTATGTTTGTAGTAATTCTGATGGTACCTCATCCATGTGGCACATTTGGTGGATAATCCTAGAGCGTTCACGTTCATGTGTGCCACCCCAAATACCTGGGCAGCTCCTGGGGCTAATTTGCTCTAGGTTTAGCGCATAGTTTAGGCACGCCATTTTTACTGGGCAGGTGCCACATATCTTTTTAGCCTCACGTATATCGCTCCTCAGATGGGTGCCAGGCTGGGGAAAAAATAGGTTTGTGTCATGTCCTATACAGGCCGCTGAAACCATCCAGGGTGGCCTGCTAGCCACAGTGGAGCGCCCAGGGTTGCCAGCCACATTGCCCCTGAGCCTCACGGCCTGAATATAGCAGCCATGCCCAGTGTAGATTTGTGTATGGGTCGAACATCTGCTCAGGTGTGATGCCTAGCTCAGCCCACCATTTGTGGTGTGCATACCAGTTACCCTGCACCAGCCCATAATCTCTGCAGGGCCTACCGGTATCTGATGGTGCACACGCTGTGGGCACACATCTGGATTCTCGCCACATAATGGCACCTAATCTGGCTAGCACCTGTCGATCATCAGGCCACCCAGCCAGTACGGCTGTGGGTAACCACTGCTCACATTTAAGCCCCTCAGCGTTCACCACTGGCGTTATCTGTGCTGGGGTTGTAGTAGTGGTCTCAGCCATTTGGAGCGCTCTGAGCCTATCTGCAGCCTGCTCTGGGGTGAGAATATCCACAGTGTTATAAACAGGTGGTGCAGTAGTGGTGGGCTGAGGGATAGCGCCACCACCACCGCCTAATAAGGCTATAGCGGCCAGCCATAATGCTGCTGAACCTATAAGGATTTTGTAGGGATTCATCTCACTCCTAGTGTCGGCTTAGGTCTTAACATTTGACCTAATCGATAGGTGAATGTCAAGCACCCAACTCTGGGAACGCCACTAGAGCGTTTCTAATGCCTCTGGTGGCGCTGTCGCCAGCCACGTAACGTATATGCCATGCCTCAGCTTGTGGCCCATTTTTAACCTCCCAGGTAAACCCAAATTTGCCAGCGTTAGCCAGTAGCCATGTGAGCCTGTCACCTGAACAGTCACTGATATCTACAGCTAATCCCCAGCCATGATTCGACAGCCCAGGGGTGCTACTAGGTGCGAAACCATCCCGTAAATAATAGGTTTGCCCATTCATTTTTCTGGTGATGTTACGGCCTTGTGGGGTGAGGCTGTAGCGCTGCTTAAACATAGTGAGCTGCTGGCTGAGAGTACGGTAGGCACCCACCTGATCTAAACTAATGCCATCAAAATAGGCGGCCAGCGCTAAACACTTAAACGCTGTAGCAGCTTTATGGTGCATTTTACCCTGGGTGGGTGTGTCAATGTTTTTAAGCAGTTTGGCAGCCAGTAGCCCATTCATCTGTCCAGCTAGATCAGATGGCATCACAATAGGTGAGACAGGGTAGGTGGTCATTCTTTAGGCCCAAATATCTTAGGGGACTCTTTACCACCTTTAGCGGCCACACCATTGCCGATACCGTAAAACACTATGGCGCTCATCATGGGCAGTGCAGCGTTTTGGTCTATTTTTCCTATGCTTAGCAGCACTGTGAGGCACACTAGGGCCAGCATCAAAATGAGCGCTTTTGGTGGGTTAGTAATGTTCATCAGTTATACCCATAAACCTGAATGGTGCCTACCAGAGAATCAGTGACACCGATAATGCTAAAACCTGTGTATTGGGTAGCTGTTGTCATGTTGCCGCTGAATGATCGTGAAACATAACTAACTAGGTCAGGTTGATACATAATCCCACTACCTGTGTAGGTAGTACCTGAAGCCACATTTGGCGACATAATGTCAAGGACAAAACCGCCAGCTGCCGAACCGCTCGGTTGAGCGCCTAACGCTGCCAAAGTTGCTGATGTTGCACCACCAAACGCAAACTGGGTAGTGGTACCTGCCCCATAAGTACCAAAAGTTCCACCATTATATGACGCTGTTGTGTCGTCTGATGTTGTGCGAAAACGCAAAGTAAGCAGGCGAGTAGTAGCACCACCACCATTTAAGTTTTGGCAGATCACACGGTAGTTGGTGTAATCGCTGGAGAAACAATTAGAAATGTTGGTGGTTACGCCACTAAGACTGGTGGTGCTAATTTTCCACATTCCAATTTTATTCATCTGGGCAGCTGAGAGAACGGTATTAGCTACAAACAGTGGGGGAGTAGTCATAACATCACCAACTAAAACTCAGGATGTTTTGGTCAAGTATGCCAAACACATTGCTGTTAAGGGTAAACACACCAGTGAAACTAGCAGGGGCTAAGTAAAAAGTAAACTCTGTCACCTCTGGGCTAATGCTCATGCTGAAACCCTGCATTTGACACAAATACTGAATTAGTGCACTGTTGCCAGGTTTACGGTAAAACACTATGTAGTAAAGCTCTGGCGCTACCTGCCACAAATTTTTTACTATGTCACTCACATCAGAGCTAGCGCCCGTATCGGTTTGCACAGTGAATGTTAAAGCTGTGGGGTCTGATCGACTAAAAACCTGCCATGAGGCTGAACCTGTCGCCTGGGTGGCTGTGTAATCCACTGTGGCTAATGTGCCACCATAAATGCCATAGGTGGCTACTGACGTGGCATCTGTGCTGTTCACTGTGGCTGTCACCTCAGTAGAAACTGTGCAGGTATTAAGAAAATCAGTACCTAACGCTACACGCTCAATATTTGAGTAAATGTAGTATGGCGACTCAGGCCCAATGTTTTTAGTAGTGGTAGCTAGGGCAGCTATATCATCTCTGCCTATGAGCAGTATTTGGGTTTGGTTCTGCCATACCACGCCCTGCTCAGTGGTCATGTTTAAGTTAATCCTGTTAGCTATCGTGCCCGTATAGGTGGCGCTTACTGAGGCTGTAGATGTACCGGTATAGGTGGCTGGCATGGTAGCGCCACTAGGCAGGTCACCACTGAACGCTGTAGTGAGCTGGGTAATCGTTCTAGCCTGAGGCATATTTTTAGCGAACACTGTGGAGCGCCCTAACCTGCCCAGTAAATCTGTGCAGATAATAGTGGCTGTGCTCCCGTTCTGGTTTCCTCCCAAATCCTTAAAAGTTATTTCCTGCACCCAGAATGTGTGATAGTAGGAATCTGGGCTGGTGTCATGATCTAGGCGTAACCTAATTTTGTCATTAAGGGTAAACCCTGCAGCCTCATTAGCAGTGTTAATGATGGTGATAACTAGCGCTCCAGGTGCCCAGTTATTTATAGCATTTTGGCGGCCTGTGGAGTAGTAGCAGCTGAGCACACTGGTGGTAAATGTGCTACTGGTAGTGACGTTACGCCACGTCAAATTTAGGTTAGCCATTACGCTGCTCTAGTGTTTATCGGTATGGGGCCATTCATACGATTAAACTGTTGCAGAGCCTGTACCACACTCTGAGGGTCAGCCAGGGTGTTAATCGTAATGTAGTTAGTGACACCACCACCCATGCCCATGCCAGCGTTACGGCCAGTCAGCGGGATTACAGCCTCTGGGCCTGCCTCACCTATCATGGCCAATGTGGGGCGTGTCACTATGCCACCATCACCCAGTTTTGGTATGTGAGCTAAATCTGGTGGGTTAATAGTTATTGGCCCCACCTTAAATTCTAGTAAATCGTTTATGCTGTCAATCACATTGGTGTTAATAAAACCTATGATGCCGTTAGCGAACGCTTTACCTACATCTAGGCCCATGTTGCCTAAACCTTTAAGAGCGCCCACTAGAGCATTTATTAGCCCTGTACCTAATTGCACACCTAGTTTTGCTAGACCTGGCACACCGTCAGTGATAACCCATTTGCCTATATCAACTAGGAGACCTGCCAAACCTTTAAGCAGTGGGCCAGCAATCTTAAACACCCAGCCGATTAGTGCATCAGCCATTTTGAGTGTGGCAGTTAGCAGCGCTGGTACTCCCACAGTTAGTAGCCAGGTAGTCAGAGTCATAATTAGCTCACCAAATTTTTTGAGCATGGGGCCTATCAGTGGAGTAATCCAATCTACAAAAGCGTTACCCCACAAAATGAGTTTATCCACCAGGGTGGGCAGGCCCGTTTCGACTAGCCAGGTGGCTGCAGCTGCTATCAATTCACCTAATGCTTTAAGCATGGGCATGATACGTGGGCTAATCCAGTCGATTAGTGCACTGCCCATTTCGGCCATAAATTCTAAGAATTTAGGTATGCCAGTGTTTTTAATCCAATTCCACAAATCGCTAAAAGCGTCACCCAGTTTAGGTAACTGATCTGTAGCCATTTTAACTACACCACTTAAACCCTTTTCGCTAAATGTTTTGCTCAAGTTTTCTATCTGTGGAATAAATTTGCTAGCAAAAAATGAGGTAGCGGCTAAAGCCATTGGCAGTAAAGCTGTACCGATAGTGGTAGCAGCGTTAGTGAGCTGAGCTTTCATGATGCGTGTTTTGTTAGCTAGGCCGCCAGCAGTCTTAGCGAAATCGCCCTGTGCATCATTAGTTTTTTTGTAGATCAATGCTGTAACAGCCAAAATTTTGGCCTGCTGAGATAGGGCACCTTTACCGTCATACAGCCCCTGGCTCATAGCCTCAGCTTTTATGGCAGCATCATCAAGCATCACGCCATAACGCCTAATAGGCTCCATCTCTCCACGTAACGCTGAGCCGATAGCGTTAATGGCATCCTCTGGGCTGGTGTTATTAAAGCTGGCTAGATCACTTGACAGGGTAGTGAACTGGTTACTGAAATCAGATAAATCTTTACCGCCTAGCCCAGCTGCTTTACCAAAAATGCCAAACGTACCGGCAGCATCTAAAACATTCTGCTCTGACAGGCCCAGGCTGGTGGCAGCAGTTTTACTGAACGCCTCTATAGCGGCCCCAGATTCCCCAAATATCTGGGCTACCTTGCTCTGGGATTCTGCCAGGTTACTGGCCATGTCGATAGCTTTAACAGCGCCAGCAGCAGCGGCCACACCAATGGTGGCAAAAGCAGCAGCAGCTTTTTTAGTGATGTTGCCTACTGAGCGGCCAAATTTACTGAATGATGCCTCAGCGTTTTTAACGCCCCTATCGTTATAGTCTGCAAAAATAGGTATTTTGATAGCCATTAGGAGCGCCTCTGAATTTCTCTATTTATATCTAACTCTATTCCCACTATTAAGTAAACTAAGTTCTCACGCACATCAGGTAGATGCACCTCAGCGTTAGGCCACATAACTCTGCTGGGAGTTTTACCAAATTTCTGTGTAAACGCTCTGCCCAGTGGTGTGCTGTTTCTAGCTAAATCAAAAATGGTGGCACCTGGGTTAGTTTGCATCACAGTGAATGCGGCCCCACTTTTTCTGTTTGTGTCTATCTTGACCTTTACGCCACGCCTAGCTGAGGCTGCAGTCAGTGGGTTTAGTTTCCTAGATTTAGCACCTAATGGGTTTACGCTCCATTTACGTTTAGTGCCAGATGGGAAACGTGCATCATCATAATTTGACTGCATAGCGCTGGTCATGGGTTCGACTACAGCCTTAACATTTGCATTAAATATTTTACGCATCTCAGGGTCAATTTTGCGTAACGCTCTCACAGCCTCTTTAACACCCTCTATTTCTGGAGTTTTAGCCATGATTTACCTCTGCTGTTTTTTGATTACGTCTAACACTGTAATGTAATCGCCCAGGGTAAATTCTATATTTGGGGGCCAGTAATGCGTGTGTACTAGCAGCTCTGCTAGACCTCTGCTAAAACTGCCCCTGGGGTGGGGTTTTCGGTTTCCTCACTGACTACCTCTAAATCGACTATGCACTTAATGAAATCATCAAAAATGGGTTTCACTGGCACGTTAGAAATCTTGCAGCATTCATACGCCATAAATGCTAAATCCTCTAAGCCGATACCGTTAGCCATATCTGATGCTTTACGCTTAAATTTGCGTTCCCACAGAATAATTACCATCAGGTTAGTGACTAGCTCTATAGGGCCATCACCTAAATCTAGGCGTAAATGTAATTTCATTTTGCTCCTTAGTCGGTATCAGGATTACTGAAAATTAGATCAGGTTACGTCACGTGCCCAGGTGCCACCAGTCCAGCTCAGCTCAACCACACTAAGCTCATTTACCGTGCCTACCACGACATCATAGGCGGCCAACATAGCCCCTGTTACCGTGAACTCTGGGTTACTGGCAGATTCGACTGTACCTGCTGGGCTGAACACCAGCACAGTGGTACCAGTACCTACATAGGTGGCTAGTGCCGCCTCAATTTCTGCAGCGCCATACGCCATGAAAACTGTCATGGAAATGTCGCTGGTAGCGAGACCTTTAGAAAATGACAAACCAGTACTACCGAACGCTGTGGTTTCCAAACTGGTATAGCCCAGAGTAGCGGTAATTGAGCTGGTGTTATCAGTAAAATCTGTGGTGGTAGCCCCTTGTGTGATGTTAATGGTGGGGTTAGTTAAATAAACGGTAGTGGCCATGTGGGTCTCCTGTGTTAGCGCTGTACGCCTATTCTTATCGTTACGTCATACGCTGGCAACTCTTGTGCACCGATTACTACCAGTGTGGGTGAACCACCTGTGATGGCCAGCTCTGAATCCATCAAAATATCTAGGGTGGTCATGAGGTAGTCGCCACTGTCCTGGTTACCTGGTGGTGTAGCGAGAATGTGAACTACCACAGAAATGTCAGCCACCTGGTTAGTGAACTGTGTATAGGTGGGCATCTCTATGAGGCACGTCATGGGTCTAGCGTTTCGTGGGTCAGTGACAGCCACTAAACCTAACGCTGTGATGGTATTTTTGATTTTGGTAATGGAATCAGCGAAAATACCTGTGGCTGGCATTACGCCACCTGGCTACGATTACAGCCAATCAGCTGCATGACACGGCCCATGCTGAGCACTGGTGTGGTGCCCATCCCGTCAAATGTTTGGTAGGAATCGATAGAGCCACGCTCTCTATAATTCATGCACGCATAAATAATGGTGCCCAGCTCTATATCAGCACTAGGGGCCACGCTTAGAGACTGGTCAAAATATCCTGCCTCTTGCCGTTTCCTGAGCACCCACTGATTAGCAGCATTAACACACATAGCTAAATAGGCAGTGTCATTTGCTGTGGCAGGGTCTATGCCCAAAAATACTAGGCAGTCTGCTGATGTTATCCAGGTGCAGGTTTGGGTATAGGTGAGCGTACCGAATGGGTCTAAATAGTGACGTGCTACATCAGCGCCAGCATCACGGAACAGTAACTGCTCTGGTATTAGCTGGTCATAGTCGAATGTGAAATCACCCTCATTAGTGATGCCAGTAAACAGATATAAGGGTACAGCTATGAGTAGCTGTGAGCCATTCATGCCATCCCCTACATCTGCCAGAGTAAATGACTGCCCGACAGCGATATCAGTTTCCTCTAGAGTTTGCACTACACAAAAATCACCTATACGCATCGAATGCGTGACGCTAAAAGCGCTCATCAGTTACCACCTATCAGATGTAGGCGGCCTTAATGAATTTGGTATCGTCAACCATTACGGCTGCGAAATAGCCCCTCCACGCAATGGTTCTGGCCAAAAGACTGACATTATTTATCGATACGGCTCCTAAAGCAGTTTCCCAGCACTCAAATGCACTGCTGGTACCGTTACCGATAAGCAGGGTAGTGCTAGCGAAATTGCGATCTACTACAACACGCAACCCAAAAGCATTGCCAGATGTCATACCTGGTGACATAGTGCCAAATGCATTCATGGGGCCTGCCACTGGGAATAGTGGCCGGTCACTTGTATCGGTCAAGAGTCCTAACGCCTGCCAACTGTCAGGAGCGAGATACAAAGTATCTGGCAGGTTTCCGTTAGATGCTGTGAGAATGTCAGCGCTCGCTGTGTAAATCCATGTAGCCCATGCTGCAGGGTCATCCAATGATGCTGTAGCAAAGTTATTGGTGTTGGTGGTGCCAGCCACTAAAGCATCAGCGGCCACATTATCTGTAGTGTTCGCATAAATGCGGCCCATGTCATCTAACAGTGCATTGAGCACCTCTGGCGAACTCCAATCAATTGAGGCCTCTGACAATTCGACATAGCCACCATAGATGCCCTTAGTTACCTGAATGTCATCAACTACAAATGTGCCAGCCTGAATGGTAGAACCCTGGGTAACTGCAGCCTGGCTAACGTTGGTGGTAACTTTTGGTCGAATAAAAACCTTGCCCCCTTGTGGCATAGCTTTAGGGCCGCCAGTGCCATCAACTACAGGCCTAATGCCCAAAAAGTTGTTATAGACAGGGGCGACTACTGGAATCGGTAACACACCATCAAGATCACTGGTAGTTACGTCAGGAGCTGAGGCCTGAATGTTTGCTGAGAATTCTGCAAACTCTGAGCCTCCACGGACAAATTTAGTGATGTATTCACCCATAGATGGCATCTTAAATTCACGTTTAACTGTGGCGTAAATAGGTGTGGTGGGGATAATCGCTGGGCTGGCCAGTTCGACTGCTGGTGATTCACTCATGGGTTCTGTTTCCTCTGCTGGTAGTTCTGGCTCTTGTTCTGGTTCTGACATCTGCACACTAGAAATTCTGGCTGTATCAAATGCTGGAATTGCAACTAAACTTAATTCTGACCAGGTGGCTGTTTCCACTATCATCACGCCATTATTATCAAATTTATATTTAGTGGGCATACAGCCAATGCTCACAGCATCTATAGCGCCCATGCTCATCAGCTGCATATAGTCACGGCCATCAGCTGTATCAGCCAGTTTGGCCTGAAAATACATGCCATCCTCTTGTGGGAATCTCTCAGTGACTAACCCTAAAATTTTGCTCTGGTCATGGGATGCAATCAGCTTAGGTGCACGCCCATCAGCCGAAATGCTCCCACGCTTAAACAGCACTTTTTGGCCCAGTGAATCTGTAGTGGCAACATCCCAGGGCACAGCCTGGCCCATTATGGTACGGCTGTTATCGCTGTTGGTTTCTGTGGCACATTCTATTTTTAGCTCACGATTCTCAAAAAAGATCATGACATAGCCTCATTTTCTCGCTCACTAGCTGATGGTTCATTCATAATTTCTGGCATATACGTTTCACCCAGGTAGCCATCCATATTAAATTCCACATGGCGGCCTCTAGGTAAAATGTTATCCATGCTCAGCGTTTCCTCTATGCAGTCGATAAACGGCCTAGCACCAAACAGATATAAATCCTGCCTAGCCTGCTGAGCATTGAGGTAGGTCATACCTGTACCTGCTGGAGCGTTCACTAAATAGGCTGGGATGTTAGCCACCCTGGATAATTCCACTGCAGCGTGTTGGCGGCTCTCAATTAACTGCATTTTGTCTGGGGTGCCGTCAAATGGCACAAAATTTACGAATTCGTTTAAAGCCCCAATGGCGTTTACGTTTCGTGCAGCGCTCCACGCCTGTGCCAGTTCACCCAGCTCTGTACCTGTCATGGGTTCGCCACCCTTTTGTTGTAGGTAACCAGCCCCAGTTTCTTGTGTGGCAAATCGCCTAGCAGAATCATCCAACCTAATAGCGATATCAACTGCACGTGCACCCTGGAATAACAGCCCATTTATAGGTGACAAAAACTGTACGGTATCCTCAGTTTTTACTGGTTGCCCAGCGAACAGCACAGCGTTACTAGGCCCGAACCATTGGGGGCCATTGGCATCATTAAAACTGGTGCTCCCCATTGGTAGCCAGGTGAAACTAGCTGGCATACCATTGGCGTACCGGCCAGTAATCGCCCATGTGGCACGCCCATAAAAAAATAGATCAGAGAATGTGTTAGCCATAATGAAATTTCTGGTAACTCTGGGGTCAGGATGGCTGAACCAGGATTCACCAGGTACATAGATTTTTTCGTACTCTGAGCCATTCCACTGGAGCGTGTAAGAGCGTAAATCTAGGCAGCCAATCATGCTGGCGATTAGGTCTCTAGCTCTAGAGACTGTGGGAACGCTAAGCGCTCTGGTGACAGCTGGCCCTACTGTGTACTGATAGAAACTGCCGATAGAACTACCGCCACCACCTATAGCTGCACGTATCGCTGGCTGTACCTCTGGTGCTAGTTGGGTTTTCTTAAATATGGCCACGCTGTATTATCCCCTACCCATGTTTTTGTTACAACTCACCTAGCTGCAAACGCTGGTTTAGCAGACTGTTTAGGTTTACTGGCTAACGCTGCAGCCCACACTAGACACCTGGCTAACTCAATAGGGCCAGGGGATTTTTTACTACTGAGCGCCATGCCATCAGCCTGTTTGCCCATAACGGCCCTATTTATTTGTTCTGTTAATGAAATCTCACCGGTATGGGTTAGTCGATTTTCCATAATCATATTTCTCACCAGGCTAGTGAATTTGAGTAGTTCCCCATAGCCCACTATTTGCATTCGCCTCCTCAAATCTGGTGGTGTGTGAATCTCCAGTGATGGTGTTACCGCCAATGTTATTAGTGGGTTCTGCATCACCCTGGTTACCTCAGCCCATGCCTCTGCCTCAGTTTGTACAACAAACTCAACGGTACAGATAGGGCCAAATGAGCCATTAGCTGCACGCACCCCACAGTAGGTGGAGCCATCTAGGCTGGAATCGATAGCGATTACGCCACCCTCTGGCATTGGTTCTATCGCTAAGCGTTCAGCCCACATTCCAAACGGTAGCCAGGACTGTGCAGCGGCCACCCACACATTAAGGTGGGCACGCAAAAACTGTGCCCTGTCAGGTGATGCAAAAGCAGCCTCTAAAGCATCCCAGGTTATTGTTCTACCCAGGCTGGGGTTACTGTACGCCCAGTATTGCCTATCCTCCAAATTAACGCCACTGGGTGGTGACCATTCCGCAAAATACAGTTTCCCTGCTTTACCGTTATCTATAGCTGTGATGGCCTGGCTCCTGAGCTGCTGCATAACCACTGAGGATTCATCACCAGCTGTGCTCCACTGACTAAATAAAGGTGAGCGCCTAGCAATCATGCTGGGTTTCAGCGCACCTATCGCATTTTGATCTAAATCCCAGATTTCATCAGCAAGCAGTAAATCTACTGATAGCCCATGATTTTGACCTGTGGCAGCCACACATTTTATGGTGCTGCCATCTGGCATATTGATCGACTCACGGCCATAACTCCAAAAACATTTAGCCCCAAATTTAGCCTCCAGTATGAGCGCCATTTCACGCACCAGAGCGCTGGCCCTATCCAGTCTGTTAGCTGTCACCACCACTGACTGTGCAGTGCCACGCCTCATAGCAAACTCTGTAACCCACCAAATACCCAGAGCTAGGAGCGCTTTAGATTTACCAGCCTGGCGGCCTGACGTTATCAGCGACTCACGAAACTGTAACTCAGTACCAGTATCAGGACTATGCCCAGGAGCGCACGCCAGCTGGCCCGATAATGCCACCACCTGCCAGGGGAACAAATCGACACCTAAAACCCTGCTAGCAAAAGATGCCACAGCAGGCCCATAAGAATCAGGATTTACACCCACAGTTTCTAATCGTGGCTCAGTACGCCCAAACTCAGGTAGATCAGCGCCCATCACCCCAAATTCACCATTTTCAGAGAGAGACAGC